ACCGGATTCGGGGCGCGGGTCGCGGGCAAACCACAGGCCGCACGCGGCCATCTCGATTTCCCGCGGCCCGCAGGCCCACCCTTCCCCGAGGTGGGCGGTCTCAGCTTCCCGCCGGTACAGGTTGATCCCGGTGCGGGACTGCCGGTAAATGTCGGCGGTTTCCTCGTTGCCCACGCACCCCTCCGGGTCCGGGTCGGCGTACTGCCGCAACGGCGACTCCTCCGGCACGCCGAACCACGGGCCGCCGAGGCGCACGTCGAGGCCGTCGAGGTTCATTTCCTCGAAGAACCGCACCCGCGATGGGAACCCGGTGCCGATGAACGCCAGATCCCAGATCTTCGCCGCGCCCGGCGCCGGGTAGTGGACGGTTTCCCGGTACGCGTGCGGCATGTACGCCGCCGGGCCCAGCTCAGCGTAGGCACCCAGGTTGACGGGGTCGTTGACCAGGTTCACGTCGGCGTGCGCCGCGCGTACCAGCTGCTCCCCGTCCTGGTACGGCGATTCGGTGTGCAGCAGGATCACCTTGTGCCCGCGGCCGCGCATCATGTCCAGCATGGGCGGCGGGGTGAAGAACGCCGACACCAGGAACACCACGTCGGGCCAGCACTGGTAACACGCGGACAGGACGCCGTTGGCGGCGAGGCCGATCGCCCGTTCCCGCGGGACCGCCTTGCGGAACACGTCGCGCCCGTGCGCGTCCTCACCGACCTTGATCATGGCGGCGTCGTAGAACAGCAGCCGGTCGTCGAGGTTGAACGTGTAAACCTGTTCGCCCAGCTCGCGGAGCGCTTCCGCCCAGCCCGTGTGCACGTCCGCAACGGAAAAGCTCGGCCCCGGGTGGACGACGAGCCAGCGCACCTACGTGCCCACGTTGAGTATCAGGCTCACGGCCAAGTAGTCCGTGCCGTTCCAGTTCATCAGCCCGTACCCGGTGGCCTCGATCACCGCGCAGTACGACACCTGCCCACCGAGGGTGGGGTCTTCCTGGATCGCCGCGTGCACCGACAAAGCACCCACCGGGGACAGGTACTGGTCCAGGGCGTCCTGCCCGGACGCGGAGTCGCCTTCGGAGACGAGGATGACCGCCCGCAACGTGTAGTCGGTTTCGCCGTCCATCGTCACTGCGTACCGGATCAGCGACCCGGCCTGCGGTGCCACCACGGCCATCGGCGGGTTCACCGCACCGAACCGGTTCGCCGTCGCCCGCAAACCAATGCTGGACGTCAGATAGGCGGCGATGGCCTGCCGCACCGCGGGGAAGCCGGGCTGGGTCACGTCAGACGCCGACCCGCTGCCCGGTGATGTACCGGTGCAGCAGCCACATCACCTGCGGGTTCGACTGCACCCTGACGACACCGAACTCGCCGAACCCGGCGATCCCGAACGGCGCGTCTTTGATCTTGAAGATCTGCGCGCCGGCGATGATCGCGGCGTTCTTCACGTTCAGCGGCACCGCGGGCCACCCGAACACGCCGGTGACCTGGATGCGGTCGAGGTGGGACCACATCCACACGTACGGGAACAGCCTGCCCCCCGTGATCACCACAGCGGCGGTGTACGGCCACAGCTCCCCCTTCGCGGCCGCGTTGTACTTGCCGGGGGCGACTTCGAGCGCGTAGTCGGTGCCCTGGGCCCAGGTTTCCTCGAAGACGCCGTCGCCGTCCCGGTCCACTGCGAGCGACGTGACGGAGACGAGGTCGTCCAATGACTGCCGGGAGATCGACTCCGGGATGTAGGTGCGGGTGCCGGTGCCGCGCCAGAAGTAGCGGCCGGTGATCTCGTCGATCGCGCGGGACGCCCCGGCGGCGGCTAGGCCGAGCTCGAAGTCGTCGGTGCTGTCCGAAATGCCGAGGCGGGATTTGAGTTCTTCGACGGTGCAGTAGTTCTGCCCGAGGGCGGTGGTGCCAACGGTCCAGGTGCCGGCGACCGCGTCGGATGCGGTGCCGGTGCCTTCCCACAGGTATGTCCACACGCCGGCGATGGTGCAGGCGACGTTCGCGGTCCAGGTGCCGGTGGTGACATGCGTCGCAGACGGGGTGGTGACCGCCCCCGTCGGGTCGGTGACGGTGAGCGTGACCGTGGTGGGGTCCGTCGGGACGCCGTTCACTTTGAAAATGTTCTGCAGGGTGGCGTATTCGTTGGGGTCAGCGTAGAAGACGGTCGCGGTCACCTAGTCCTCCATCCACTCCGGGTGCGCCAGCGTCCAGGCCACGGTGCGGGCGAGGGATTCGGGGAACGGCACCGGCGGCTTCCACCCCAGCGCGGTGATCTTGGCCCCGTTCAGCCCGTAGTGCGGGTCGTGACCGGGCCGCGTGGCGTGGTAGTCCTCCAGCTCGTACCGCAGCGGCTTGCCGGCAAGGTCGGCGGTCATCTGGGCGAGCTGCAGGTTGCTGATCCGGTCCGGGCCGACAATGTTGAACCGGTCGGGGCGCCCGGCGCCCGGGAACCTGGCCGGGGGCAGGTGCCGCAGGATGTACAGCATGGCGTCGGCGAGGTTCCTGGCGTGCAGGTAATGCCTGGTGCCGATGTTCCCGGGGCGGCCGTGCACGGTGACCTGCTCCCCGCGGGAGATGCGGCGGATCAGCATCGGCAGGTACTTCTGCGGGTCCTGCCGCTCGCCAATCAAGTTCATGCAGTTGACGATCGTCACCGGCACCCCGTACGTGCGCCAGTACGCGACGCATAGCGCCTCCTGCGCGGCCTTGCTCGCGGAGTACGGGTTCGACGGCAGCACCGGCGCCCATTCGGGGTGCGCCTGCCCGGCTGCCGTCGGCCCGTACACCTCGTCGGTGGACACCCAGATGAGGTGCGCCGGGCTGGCCGCGCGCGCGTATTCGAGCACGGACAGGGCGATGTCCACATTGTTGCGGGTGAAGGCGACGGGGTCGGTGATGGAGTCGTCCACGTGGGACAGGCTGGCCACGGCGAGGACGTAATCGACGGGGCCGATTTTGTCCCGCAGCTGGGACCCGACGGGGGCGGCGAGGTCGTGCATGACCACGTGCGTGCGGTGCCGCCACTCACCCGGGCCGTGTTCGAGGACCTGGCGGATGCGGTCGGTTTTGCCTTTGTGGCGGAAGGAGTCGGTGGCGGTGACCTGCCAGTCCGTCTCGTGGAGGATGTGCTCCAGGACGTGGTGGCCGAGGAAGCCGCCGGCGCCGGTGAGCAGCACGCGCTTGGTCATGTGATTCCCGGGGTTCCGTCTCTGGGGTCGGTGACCGACGCCGCGGAGGTGAACGATGCGGTGACGGCGGGGGTGCCGTCGCGGGGGCCGGCCACGGATGCAGTGCTGCGGGCCACCTGGAACGCCGGCGGCGGCGCGTTCGTGGTGGCGCTGATGTAACCACGCCACGCGCCGCGGGCCGGTGGCCGGCGTTTCGACAGGCCGCCAGTGACCGGGCTGCTAGTGCGCGGCGGCGCTGCGAGGCCACGCCATGTGCTGCGCGCCGCTGCGCGCCGGGCGATGACCAGGTGCGGCGGTGGCGTCCCGGGCACGGGCACGGCGTTGGCGGTGCGGCCGGTGTACCCGCGCCACACCACCCGGACGGCGGCGCGGCGGCCCACCACCAGGTGACCGGGTATGGTGCCGTTCACCGGCGCGGCCGGGGCCGCGTTGACCGTGGACGAGACGAACCCGCGCCAGGTGCCGCGGGCGGCGTGCCTGCGGGCTGCCAGCCCGCGGCCGGTGACAGGTGCGGCCAGTTGCGGGAATGCCGCGTTCCCCCGCCATGCAGCGCGCGCCGCGGCACGCCGGGCGATGGTCAGGTGCGCGGGGACAGCGCCGTTTACCGGCGCGGCGGCGGCGTTGACGGTGCGCGTGACCGTGCCGAGCCACACCGCGCGTGCGCCCGTGCGGCGCCCGCGCCAGGGCAGTTCCTGAGTGACCTGGGTGAAGGTCGGCGCGTTGACCGTCGAGGAGGCAAACCCGCGCCACAGCGCCCGCGCGGCGCCGCGGCGGGCGACGGTCAGGCGTTTCGGCGCGGTTCCGCCCGGCGGCGGCCCGCCAGGTGCGGCGTTGGTGGTTATGCGCCCGGCACCGCCCCACAGGCCGGTGACGGGACGCCGGTGGATGATTACACCGCCGGGCGCGTAACGCAAGGTGCCCGGGGATGCGGCGCCCGCGTTAGTAGTGCGGGCGGTGGTGCCGCGCCACACCGCCCGGGCCGTAGCACGGCGGCCGGCCGGGCGCCGGGGCTGCGTTGTGCCGTTGATCCCCGCAGCGTTGGAAGTGAGGGCGGCCGTGCCGCGCCATGCCGCCCTCACCGGGGTGCGGCGCGGCAGTTGCTGCGGTGCCTGCGCCGCCTGCGCGGTCAGGGCCGCGGGGGCGTTGAAACTGGTAACAATGCCGCCCCACGCGGCGGTGACCGGGCGCCGGTGGATGACCGCCCCGCCGGCGACTGCGGGCGCCGCGGCGCCGCCGGCGGCTGCGGCGGCGATGACGGCGATGACCCCGGCACCGAACGCGGTGGTGCCAGTGCCGCTAAACGCGGTGACATCGGATGCGGTGCCGCCGGTGGCCGGGTTCGCCAGGTGCGCGACACCGGTGTGCGCGACGCTGCTGGCCGAACCGTCGTTGAACCCGTTGGCCCAGGACGCGCTGTAGGTGACCGTGGTGGTGCCGGCGGCCCGTTCCCGGGTGGCGCAGGAAATCGCGAAGTCGCCGGTGGCGGGGACGGCGCCGCTGGTGGTCGCCGTGACCGACGTGATCGTTACGGCCGTACTGCCGCTGGAGGTGGTGCCGGAGGTGGCCAGCGGGGTGGCCGTGTTCGCGCCGGACAGTTCGTAGATCGTGCAGGTGAGCGCGAAGGTGGTCGTGCCGCCGGAGCCGCTGATGGTGAACACGGGCGCGGCGTCGGCACCGGCGGCGGTTTTCTGCCACACGTCGGTGAGGTTGTGGCAGGCGGTCGCCGATCCGACACCGATGTTGGTGACGAAATTGCTGATCAGCCGGGTCCACCCGGACGGGCCGGTGACAGACGGGGTGCCGGTCCCGGAGCCGGTGCGGGTGACCAGCGCGACCAGCAGGTTCGCCCCGGTGGGGGACTGCCCGTAGGCGCCGGTGATGGAGGTGCCGGTGGTGACCGGCGTGGTGGTGCCGACGGCGCCGACAAGCGCGACCGCCATGTCAGGTCACCAGCCGGTACGTCTCCGCGAGCCTGGCAGTGCGGCCCAGCACCTGGTATTGCGGCGGCGGCGGTGTCCCCGTCACCGGGGCGGCGTTGCCGGTACCAACCGAACCGGCGGCGGCGAGGGCGGCGCCGCCGGTCCGCCCGCGTGTCACGGCGCGGCGCGGCACCCTTGACGGCGGCAATGGCATCACGGTGCCGGACGGGGAGGGCCCGGCGGCGGCAAGTTTGAACGCGAACAGGATCGTCGCCCACGGGGTGCCGGTGCCGGTCAGCGACCAGGAACCGGCCTCGGTGCCATTGGTGGAGTCTTTCCAGGCGAATGCCAGGTCGTTAAGACTGCTGGAGTTGATGCTGTTCGCGTCGGAGGTGGTTCCCGACGGCTTGGTCCAGGTTTCGGGGCCGCCGTTGTCGCCGTACGCCGAAACCAGGTACTCAGCAGCCGCGGTACTTGTGTACGAGGGTGACCCGGTGGAGGCACCCCCGGTGCCGAAGTTCGCCGCCGCGGTCCCATCGACCATGGCCGCCAGGGTGTTCCCGGTGGCCAGCCCGGAAACTTCCTGGATGAGCAGCGCCACGTCCGGGATGCCGGTGCCGGTGAGGGTCACGGTGATCGCCGGCTTGGTGCCAGCGTCCCCGGCGGGGGTGTCGATCGCCCACACCGACAGTTCGCCGTTGGTGTTGGAGTTGTTCAGGTTCTGGGCGAGGATCTTGGTGAAACTGTTCCCGGCGCCGTCTTTGACGGTACTGGCCGGGTTGGCGTTGCCGGCGTTGACCGTGACCGCGACCAGTTTCGTCCCGGACGTCAGGTTCGCCGTCGAATAGGTCGCGGTGCAGGTCAGCGCCTGCGATGTGCCTTTGGCTGACTGGATGACACTGTAAGCCATGATCAGCCAGCCTTAATTGTGGAAGACGCGTACCCAGTCCACGGTCAGGTTCGGCTGGGTGAACGTCGGTGTCCCTCCGCGGACCGCGGTCTGCAGGATCACGAACATCGGCGACGCTGGCACACCGGTCGTGGTGGACTGCACGGTGGTGCCGTCCAGTTTGTAAACCAGCGACCCGGCCGACCAGTCCGCCTCATACGTGTGATACAGGGTGTCGCCGCTGCTCACGGTGTTGGTGTTCGGGCCGAAACTGCCGCCGCCGTAGAACATGGCGCAGTTGAACGAATCAGGGGAGGAGTACCGGAACTCGGCGATGTCAATCTCCTCTGACCCGGTGTTCGGCCAGTTGCACGTGCTGACGTTGTCGGGGTTCAGCGGGGTGGTGGCCTCACAGTTCGCGCCGAGCATCCACCAGGCGGGCCACAGGTTGTTCCCGTTGGCGACTTTCATCGACGCCCGCGCGATGCCGTAGGTGAAACTGTACGACGCCCATTGCACGGCACCGGAGGTGTAGTTGCGGGTCACGTTCGCCCCGGCGTAGGTGGGCGGGTTCGCGTCGTTGTACCCGGGGCGGGTCACCGTCTGCGACTTGGCGACGATCACCAGGTTGCTGTTGCCGTCCAGGGACACGTTCGCGGGCAAGTAGTAGTTCAGTTCGCTGTTGGACTGGTCGCTGTCGCGGGTGAGCACCGCCCACGCCGGGTCGATGAAGCTGCCGTTGAACTCGTCGCCGAACAATTGGTTGACCCGCGGCGTGTTGGCCCCCGACTGCGCCGACTCGGCGGAGGCCCCGAAGGCGTTACCAGCTTTCACCGTGAACGTGTAGGAGCTGTCGTTGGCGAGGCCGGTCACATTCCCCGACGACGCCGGCGCGGCCACTGTCGTGGCCGTCTGCGCGGCGCCGGCGATGTAAGGGGTGATCGTGTAGGACGCGGTGCCGTTGTCGCCGGGGTGCTGCCAGGACACGGTCGCGGCGCCGTCCTGGGTGATCGATGTCACCGCCGCCGGCTGCGAGGGCAGCGGGCCGCCGTGCAAGATCCGTGTGGCGGTGCCGCCGTAAACCAATTCCGGCCTCCTAGTTGTGGAAGACCCGGACCCAGTCCACGGTCATCTGCGGTGTGGTGAACGCGGTGATCGTCCCCCGCGCCGCCACCTGCAAGAGCAGGAACTGGGCGGTCGCGGCCACGGACGTTGTCCACGGCGAGTTCCCGACCGTGGCGCCGTCCAGCAGCCAGTTGATCGTCCCCGGCGACCAGTCCGCCTCATACGTGTGGTAGGCAGTGTCGGCGCTGGACACGCTGATCGACGTGGTGCCGCTGTTCCCGGCCGCGTACTGGGTGTAAGCGTTGTAGGCAGTGATGGTGCCGTTGCGGAACTCGGCGATGTCGATTTCCTCGCTGCCCGGGTTCGGCCATGAGCATGACCCGACATTGTCCGGGTTCAGCGGGTCGGTTTGCTGGCATCCGGACCCGAGCTGCCAGATCGCCGGCCACCCGGCGCCGGGCAGGTTCGCCACCTTCGCCCGCACCTGGCATTGGCCGTACAGCCAGTTGAACCCCCGCTGGGTGAACCCGTTCGCCGCCGGATATGCAGGTGCCGCCGCGCCGGGCCACGCCATCTCCGCCCGCGCCGACTGATACTGGCGGGTCACCAGCGGGCCGCCGTACCCCGGCGGGTTCGCGTCCGCGTAGCCGGGTGCCTGGACAGGCTGGTTCAGCAGGGTGAGCACCAGGTTCGACGCCCCGTCCAGGGCGGCCCGCTGCGGAACGTAAAACTGGGTTTCGCTGTTTGACTGGTCGCCGTCCCGGGCCGGGATCACCCACGCCGGGTCGATCACGCTGCCGCCGAAATCGTCGCCGAACAACAGGTTCGCCAGCGGGGTGTTCTGCCCTGACACCGGCGACTCGGCGGAGAACCCCCCCCTATTGGCCGCCTTCACGGTGAACGCGTACGGCGTCGAGTTGGCCAGCCCGGTGACCTGCCCGTACGACGCCGGTGCCGGAACCTGGGCGAACGGGCCCGGGGTGGTGCCATTCGCGTACGCGGTGATCGTGTAGGACGCGGTGCCGTTGTCGCCGGGGTGCTGCCAGGACACGGTCGCGGCGCCGTCCTGGGTGATGCTGGTGACATTGCACGGAATCGACGGCACCGGCGGGGCGGTGCGCCATTGCAGCCCGGTGCGGCTGAAAACCACCGGCGGCTTACTCGGAGACGACGAACTGGAACTCCACCGGCGTCGCCGTCGCCACCGACGTGGTCACAAACCCCACCAGCGACGTGGAAGTGCCCGCCACCCACTCATAACCCAGCGGCGGGAACTCCTCCCACATCGACCCGGTGGTCTGCGGCAGCACCCACTCCCCGAGAATGTTCCCCAGGGTGGGGGCGATCGTCCACGACCCGATGAACGCCGAGGAAATCGCCGCCGCCGACGCCGCGTCGTTGGCCCGCAGGTTCGCCGCCGTGCCACCCGACGGGGAGTTCCCGGCCCGGGCCAGGGTGAACACCACGTCGTTCCCCGCGGCGGCGGCGGTGACACCGATCTTCATCCGCACGCCCACCACAAACGCCCGCTTCGTCGACGCGGTGCGCACCTCCAGGATGCCCGTCTGCGAGGTGGACGACTGGGTCACCATGCCCGAGTCAACGGTGTAAATGTCGCTGATCGCCATTGCTTTTGTGCTCCTTTTAGGTGGCGTTGATCAGGCAGATGTGCGGAACACCAGCGAGCACCGCTCGCCAGTGACTTTCTCCTCTGGGACGCAGTGCTCCCAGGAGTCCTGGAACCCGGGGGGCATGAACAGCAGGTCACCGTGCGCCAGGCGCACGGACTCCTCATGGCCCCCTTGGCGCAGGCCAAACGACCGGGTCACGCCAAGCGACAGGATTGCCTGCGCGGCCCAGTCCCGGTCGTGATGCCACCCGCACCCGGCACCGTCCAGGTACGCCTGGAAGCAGCAAGCGGTGAACTTCACGCCGAGGTCCTCATTCAGGCGGGTGAGCAGTTCCGGGCCTAGGCCCGTGAACGGGGCCGGCCAGGGTGTGACCGGTGGCCGGTCTTCCAGCAGCAGCCACCCTGTCACCCGGTCAGGCTCACGCCCGGTGTAGGCGAACACCTGGCGCAGCGCGGGCAGCAGCCACGTGTCGCCGGCCCGCCACCCTGGCAGCAGCCGCCAGCCGCTCATCCCGGGCCCGGGCGGTGCCCGGCGTACAAGTGGTGCCGTTCCCGGATCGTGTCCTCCGCCGGCGGGGCCGGGTGATGCCGGCGGCACACCACGAACGGCGTCCCGTCCACCGGGAGGCGGCCGACACGCCAGCACCCCGGCTGGTGGCAGTTGTGGCGCCGCAGGTTCACCCACGCGTTCACCAGCAGGCCCCCGGTGATCACCAGGACACCGAACAGCCCGGAGAAGAAGTTGTAAAACGGGCCGCCGTCGATGCCGAAGAAATGCGCCCAGTGCATCAGCCCAGCGCGGCGATCAGGTCCGCCTTAGACATGCCCGCGGCCTCACCCTCCGCCATCCCCTGCGCGACTGCATGCGCCACCCACGCGGCCTTCGGGGCATTCTGCGCAGGCTTGGCGTCGCCGCGCTCCTCCACGCCGGTGTCCTTCACCGCGACCGGGACCGCGCTGCCCTGCGCGCACAACCCGGCGCCTTCCTCATCGGGGACGTCGAAGTCCTCCCCCACGCGCGGCCACGGGCGGCCGTCGTACCGGCCGCCGGACCGGTGCTCGGTCATCCGGATCTTCATGCGAACAGCCCCTCGTATGCGTCAGCCCACCGGGCCCACCCGGTCTCGATCGTCCACGCCCGCGCGTGCTCTTTCGCCTTCGCCCCCATCGACCGGCGCAGCCCCTCATCCCCGGCGAGCTCTTCGAGGTATTTCAGCCACTCGTGGTCCTGCCGCACCAGGAACCCGGTCACCCCGTGCAACACGAAGTCCCGGTACGGTTCGGCGTCGGAGGCGATCACCGGGATGCCCCGCGCCGCGTACTCCAGCGCTTTGATGTGCGACTTGGACCGGTTGAACGTGTTCAGCTGCAACGGGGCGAGGCCGATGTCCCAGTCGATCGCCGTGTAGAACGCTTCCGGGCCGTC